ACCAACTTTCGGCGTCTGGCCCTGGACTACGAATTTACCCCCACTAGCCATGCCACGTGGCTGCTCGTCGCCAACTTGACCATCTGTCTCAATCGGCTAGCGTGAATTCCCCAACACCCTCTTAAATTCAATCCTTTTAATATCCTAATAGTCAGCAACTAACCTTTCTTTCCCTCCCATACGTACTAGCACTAGCCAAGCTCCTTAGCAATGCGCTTGCGCATCGCTCTTTTTCTACAACACACTATGCCTGAAACTGACCTTTCTCCCGCTCCTACTACTACGCCAGACCAACCCGTACAGCCCGGTATGGGCGCTATTTCGCACGAGCACGGTACTACCTTTCGCGTGTGGGCTCCCTCGGCCGATGCCGTTTCGCTGGTAGGCCCTTTCAACGATTGGAAGCACGATTCCTACCCTCTTACCCACGAAGCCGACGGTTACTGGGCCGCCGACTTCGCTGACCTCGGCCCCGGTACTGAGTACAAATTCTGGCTGGATACGCCTACCGGCCAGCTCACCCGCAACGACCCCTACGCCCGCCAGGTAACGCACTCGGCCGGCAACTCGGTGGTACTCGACCCAAATTTTGATTGGGAAGATGACCATTTCGAGATGCCAGCCTGGAATGAGCTGGTGATTTACGAGCTGCACGTGGGCACCTTCAACGCCCCCGACCCCGAGAAGCCCGGCACGTTCTACGACGTGATTGAGAAGCTGGACTACCTGCGCGATATGGGCATCAATGCCATTGAGGTGATGCCGGCCACGGAGTTTCCGGGCGGCCGCTCCTGGGGCTACAACCCCGCCCACCCCTTTGCCCTGGAAACCGACTATGGCGGACCGCAGGCCTTTAAAGAGCTGGTGAAGCAGGCCCACCGCCACGGCATTGCCATTATTCTGGACGTAGTATACAACCACTTCGGTCCCGGCGACCTGGACCTGTGGCAGTTTGATGGCTGGTCGGAAAACAACGGCGGCGGCATCTACTTCTACAACGACTGGCGCGCCGAAACGCCCTGGGGCCACAACCGCCCTGACTTCGGCCGCGACGCCGTGCGCTACTACATCCGCGACAATGCCTTGATGTGGCTGGAGGACTACCGCGTGGATGGCCTACGCGCCGATTCCATCTCCCACATTCGCAACGTAGACGGCTCCGAGGACCCCTCCCGCGACCTACCCGACGGCTGGTCGCTGATGAAGTGGGTGAATGAGGAAATCCGTGAGCGTATGCCATGGAAGATTACCATTGCCGAGGACTTGCTGGGCAACGACTACATCACCCGCACGCCCGAGGACGGCGGCCAGGGCTTCTCTACCCAGTGGGATTCGGCCTTCGTCTACCCCATTCGCCACGCCATCACGGCCTACTCCGACGAGGAGCGCGATATGCACGCGGTGGCGGCAGCCATTACCAAAGTGTATAACGGCGACGCCTTCCAGCGCGTCATCTATACCGAGTCGCACGATGAGGTAGCCAACGGCAAATCGCGCGTGACGGAAGAAATCATGCCGGGCAATGCCCACACGTGGTTTCCGAAGAAGCGGGCTACCCTGGGTGCCGCGCTGGTGTTCACGTCGCCCGGTATTCCGATGATATTCCAAGGGCAGGCTATGCTGGCCGACGGCTTCTTCTCCGACGACCAGCCCCTGAACTGGGAGCACGCCGAGCAGCACAGCGGCCTCGTGCAGCTCTACCGCGATATGGCGGCGCTGCGGCGCAACTTCCACGGCAACACGCGCGGCCTGATGGGGCAGTACGTGGATGTATTCCACCTCAACAACGAGAACAAAGTACTTGCCTTTGCCCGCCGCGACCAGGGCGGCCCCGGCGACACGACTATTGTACTCGCCAATTTCGCCAATCAAGCCTACGATGCCTATGCCATCGGCCTACCCCGCAACGGCGAATGGCACGTGCGCTTCAACTCCGACTGGGAAGGCTACGACGAAGAATTCGGCAATTTCCAGAGCACTGGCACGCACGCAGAGGAAGGAATTTACGACGACCAACCCTACTATGGCACCTTTGGCCTAGCGCCCTATTCCGTGCTGATTATCTCGCAAGACCCTCACTAAGAAGGTAACTACTTGTTTTTCTGCCCGGTAGCACCTAGTGCGCTACCTGTGGTAACCAATCTGGTAACTACGCGGCGTGTTCCGATACCACCTTGTGCATCCGGCGCTGACGCGCGGGGGCGGTGAAGATGGGACGCACAACACAGCCTTCCTCCAATGCCTGAGCCTCGTCGATTTGTTCGGCGGGGCTCACGTGCATTACAGGGGCGAAGGTGCCAGGGGCGTACTGATTACCGCTAGACTTTCCCAGTAACAGCGAGAGCTGCTCTTGGCATACGCGGTTGGATCGCTGCGACTCTTCCAGGGCACGATATACCTTGTCGAGCTGATTGCGCAGGTTGTCCTTTTCGACCTTGTGGCCGTCTATCTCGCGTAGTAGGCCCGCAATAAATTCCTTGGCGTTGCTGGCAGCGGGTGCAGGCGCGTCGGCTGGGCGGTGCTGGGCGTCCATGTCTTCCATGTTGCCGAGGGGCAGGGCTTTTCCTAGGGCGCCTGGCTGAAGCACCGTAGCCCCCTGCTTGTTGACTTCGCCGCCGGGAACGAAGGGCGCGAGGCTGCGGCCGTCGCGGAGCATGGAGCCGGTACCCCACAGTACATAGTCTGGGTTGATGTCGGGATATGCTTGCTGAATCGCAAGCATAACAGCGCTACTGGGCCTAGAGCCGCGTTGCTTAATAGCCGATATAGTAGCGGGCTTTATGCCAACTGACTCCGCAAAAGCACTAGCGTTCTTTATGCTCTTAGAGGACCAGAAAAGCTCCAATCTCTGATAGGGTGTAGTTTCCATATTTTTGTGTGCAAATGTTGAATATTCAAAACTTGTGTAGTACATTTACTGTACAACCTGTGGCATATAATACATATGCATGGTGCAATATTACGAATACATTTGAAATTTCAACAAACGAACGAAAAAATGGCAAACAAAAAAGTGCCCCGTCGTGATGAATTTGAGACAGAGATTGATCTTCTCGTCCCGAACCTGCCACGTAACTATGCTGGTATTGTGCGTCATTACCGCCCAGACCTGCCAAAGCGCCGGATTTATGACACTCGACACAAGAAGGTTGTTGATTTTGAAATTCTAAATGAGTTGAAGCGCGTGGCCCGCGAGTCAAAGTCTGCCCAGCAACTTGTAAACGCCTAAGTCATGCAAGAGCTAATCCCAATTAACAAAAGCGCGGGCGGTAAGGACATCGTATCGGGTCGGCTGCTGCACGAGTTCCTTGAATCAAAACAGGATTTTACGGACTGGATTAAGGCCCGTATTGCTAAGTATGATTTTCTAGAAGGCTCCGACTTCTCCATAATTTTAGGGAGGAGTGATGCTAATCGTCAAACAACTGAGTATGTGCTTACTCTGGACATGGCAAAGGAACTGGCAATGGTAGAGGGCAATGATAAAGGCAAGCAGGCGCGGCGTTATTTCATCGCCTGCGAGAAGAAGCTGCGCGCCATAGCTGAGGCTCCGCGCCCATCTCTACCGACATCCTACAAAGAAGCGTTGGCCGCATTGCTCATAGAGGTCGAACAAAAAGAGAAACTAGAGCAAGAACTTGCGCTGGCAGCGCCAGCCGTAGCATTCAAGCAGATTATATCTGATTCAAAAGACCTGCTTTCGATTGGTGAGCTGGCAAAGACACTGAATATTCCGAAGGTTGGCCGCACCATATTCTTTCGCTGGCTACGTCGTGATGGCTATTTGATGCGCAACAACCAGCCTTATCAGAAGCACATTGAAAAAGGCCTTTTCGTGGTGAAGCAGCGGGTTTTAGAGCAGCGTAGCGAGAACAATAATTTGCAATCTCAGACGATGCTTACCGGCAAAGGAGTAATCGAGCTTACTAACCGCTACAAGCCCACTCCTTCTTTGTGACCATACTTTCAAAACTTGTTGATAAATAGTTTTTATAATTCAACAAGCGTTGTATATTTGATTCAACAAACGCCATACTCCCTCTCCCATGAAAAAGAAGAATCGCGCTGCGGGGCGCTTAGCCCGCCAAGAGGCCTTGATTCAGCGCATCGCTACTGCGGTGTGGGCGTCTCAGCCGAAGGTGGATTATCAATCTCTCCACGGCGGTGCGCCTCTAATAGTTCAGCTACCCGATTCGTCTCATCCTTCGCTACCTGCTGAAGCTCTGTCTGAATATCGGCGGGCTCGCCTTTCGTGAGGTGCGCCAAAATGCGGCTTTGCGCAACAAGCTGCGCGTGAAGTAAGCCCGATTGAACCTGCATCTCGATGAGCAAAAGCTCTAGTGGTGAATCCATCTGATTTGAATTGCTAGTGCTCTGCAAGATAACGGCACATCAACAAACACCCCACCCCATGGAACGCCTCACCTATCCCTGCGACACCGATACCCCACTTCCAGACTCAGAGCTGATGTTTCCCTCGCCTGAGCCTGACAACGGCCCCAAGATGCTGGGCTTAGTCTTCGTGCTGCTGCCTATCGGTGCCGCTATGTGGGGTATCCTCTACTGCCTGTTCCGCTACTTCCATGGCTAGCATCCGAGCAAATGGCAGCCCCCGGGTGGTAGCCGCCCGCACGGTGTTTCTCAGCGCCTACAACGCCTGGGATAAGGAGCCAACCCACGCCACTGCCGAACGCCTACGAGAGGCTGAGCGCCAGATGCAAACCGCGCTGCGCTACCCGATTGGCGACCCTGAATAAGCTACCTCTTACCTCTTCATTCTCAACACTATGGCAACTAAAAACAAGTATCGCCAAGGCAAGATCACCAACTACCCAATGCCCTACCATTTCAATGAGGCAGAAATGCTTCAGCTGGGGCAAGACCTTCCAGCGCAACTGAAAGAAGTGCGAGAGAAGCAGGCGCAGGCCAAGAAAGTAGCCAAGGCTTGGAAAGATGAAATCGAAATGGCGCAGGGCATCGCCTACATGACAGAGCATAAGCTAGAAGCGGGCATGGAGTTTCGGCCTGTAGCGGCACGTCTCATTGTCAATTTCCAAGATGGTGTGCGAGAATACTACGCTGTAGACGGAGATGATCTACTCGGTACTGAGCCAATGCAGCCAGGAGATGAGCAGCTCACAATCAACGATTTCGAAGACTAGTCCTACCACCTTCAATCTCTTACCTCTTCATTCTCAACAGCCATGCAAGAAGACCGCAAAGCTTCTGCTTTCCAAAAGCGCAAGGCGCGCAACCTGCTCAGTAACGCCAAGATTTCTGAAACCGAGCGCCGCGAATGGGGCCTGCTGGTATCGGTCATGTCGAGCGAAGGCATTGAGCGCACCATTGCCCATTGCCAGCAACTGATTCAGCAACGCGGTGGCATCCTGGCGCATGCATAAGCAAATGGCCCCTGTATTCACGTGCCGCATGTCGCTGGCGCAGTTGCTCACCGAGTTACGCGCCCTCTCCCGGCTCCGCTAAAAGCGAAGGGGCCGCACTCTGACACAGCGCGGCCCCTTCCAATACTTCATTATCAACCCTGCAAAGTTATGCAAGAAATCTGGAAAGATATCGCAGGAGCCGAAGGCTTCTACGAAACCAGTAACCTAGGAAAGGTCCGCAGCAAGGACCGGATAGTTATAGGCCGGCGCTACGTCGGCAAGGAGTTAGCCGCCATCATTACGAATAATGGCTATGTGCGTGCTGGTCTATCCGGCAAAGGAGGTGTGCAATACGTGCACCGCCTCGTAGCGCAGGCTTTTCTTCCTAACCCGTCTGGCTTTACGCAAGTCAATCACATCAACGGTGATAAGACGGATAACCGTGCTGTGAACCTGGAATGGTGTAATAACGGCCAAAACCAGCAGCACGCTTACGATCATCTTGGCAAGTCTCGGAAGGGCCGCATAAGCGGCGAGGCGCATTATAACAGCCGCTTTTCTGACGCTGAAATAATCGCAATACGCGACCAAAAAGGATCCGCTCCTACCCATGTAGTCGCTGCTCAATTCAACACCAGCAGTGCCAATGTCAGCCTTATCTGGAATAACAAAACGCGCAAGTCATGTCTAATCTAAGCATCCAAACTACTGCCGTCGCTGCCCACTCTTTAGAATACAATAAAGAGCAAATTGAACTTATTAAGAATACAGTAGCGAAAGGTGCGACAGACAATGAGTTAGCGCTGTTTCTGCACATCGCAAAAACTTATGGACTGGACCCTTTTATAAAAGAGGTGTGGTGCATTAAGTATCGCACCACCGACGCGGCCACCATCATGACCAGCCGGGACGGCTACCTGAAGATTGCCAACCTGCACCCCAAGATGGATAGTCTGGTGTCGGACACCGTGTGTGAGCAGGACGAGGTAGAGAAGCAGCAAGACGGTTCGGTAGTCGTGCGCTACGGCCGGCCGCGGGGCATCGTGATTGGTGCCTACGCGCTGGTGTACCGCACCGACCGCAGCCGCCCAGTGTATGCCTACGCGCCGCTCTCGGAGTACAAAGGCGGCTCCCCTATCTGGCAGAAATACCCCTCGGCCATGATTCTAAAGGTAGCTGAGTCGATGGCCCTGAAACGGGCGTTCTCCATCTCGGGCCTCGTGACCCAGGAGGAAATCGATATGCAGGCGCCGGCCGAGGCGGGCACCAGTGCCACCGTGGTAGAAGAAGCAAAGCAGGCCGTGGCCTCCATTGACTACGCCACCCCGCACCAGCTGGACGAAATCTGCGGGCTACTGAACCACCCCACCATTACGGTGCAGGAGAAGACCAAGATGCTCCTGAACATCAACCGTCTGGATACCGAGCGCGCTGCACAGGCTATCGTAAAGTTGCGCCAGGCCATTGAAGACCGTTCGGCTGAGGGCACCGAGCCCGACACGGAGTATACCGTTGTTGCCAGTGCCGAGGTAGTAGAGCAGCCCACAGAGGCCGCTCCCGAGCCCGCCCCGCGTAAGCGTCAGATGATGAGCGACGAGCAGAATGCGACGCTTACCGCCGTGTTGCAACACGAGTTGCTGAAGCCCCACGAAAAGAACGGCCTCACCATTTCAATGAAGTCGTTCACCTTCAAACAGGCGCAGGATTCTATTGAGAAGTGGGAGAAAGAGATTCCGAAGCGTGAAGCGAAAGCGGCTGCACAAGCTAGCGGCCCAACCCCAGAGCAGATAGAGCAGGCCGAGACCGAGCAAAAGGCTGCCGTAGGTGCGTTGTATGATTTCGTGATAGAGCACGACAACGTGCTGGCTATCGAAGACTACCGCCGCTTTACGAGCCTGCTGGACTCTAATGTTGATAAGCTGGTACCAGCCAAGAAGCTACGTGATGCCCTGGCAGAAGCTCAGGCACTGGTAGCAAAAAAGGCCGAGCCGGCCGAAGCACCGACCGCCGCGCCAGCTTCCGCAACGCCGGCTCCCTCCGCTGGACCAGAGCTAAGCAATACCCCAGCCCCTTCCCAGGAAGAAGCTAGAGAGGCTAAGCTGAAGCAGATTATCCAACTGCTCACCAGCCATCATGTCACGGAAGGTGAACGGTCAAAGATGCTGCTGAACCTGAACAAGCTCTCGCTAGAAAGAGCAGACGAATCTATTGCCAAGCTAGACCTCACGATTGCGCGCCGGGCATTCTGCGCCTACGCCAACGAGCATGCTGCTGTGATTGGTGAAGCGGAGCACCAACGTGCCATGAAGCGCTGCGAGTCGCTGACGGCTGCCGCCTTTGAGTTCGAAGAGGAACTGGACTGGCTGAAAGAATTCGTGCAATCCAAAGGCAAGCAAGCGGCTTAAGAACATGGAAGCACTACGCGACATCACCGTGTTCGATTTCGAAACGACTGGCACCTGCCCCCGCCGTAACCGCGTCCTGGAAGTAGCAGCTATCCGCTACAAGGATTTCCAGCCGGTGGCCCTGTTCAACACCTTCGTTCGCTTCGAAGAAGGTGTGCCCGCCTCCATCACCAACATTACCGGCATCACGTCGGAGCAGGTGGCAGATGCCATGCCCGAGCGCACGGCCCTGGCGGTGCTGCGCAACCTGGCCGCTGGCTCTACACTGGTAGCCCACAACGCTGGCTTTGACCTGAGCTTCCTGCACTTTGCTGGTGAACGCCTCGGCGCGAAGGAAGGGATTAACAACCCTTTCCTGTGCACGATGACCATCGCACGGCAGCGCTACCCCTACCCACATAAGCTAGGTGTCTGCTGTGAGCGGCTGGGCATTAAGGCTGATGGAGCGCACCGTGCGCTGGCTGACGTGGAGATGTGCTTTCAGTTGCTGAAGGCCATGCACGAAGCGGCGCCCGTGCAGCCTGAGCTGCTGAACACGCTGGGCTATATCAAGCGCTACGGTGGCCCAGAGTGGCACCCGCACTACGCGAAGCTCCTGCCCCAATAAGCCCGACTACCCCGCGCCGTGGGTGCGGGGTCTTTCGGTGCCTTTCCTAACGCATTGTACAATAACTATCTAACATCATTTCGCTATGTCGAGCTACTTCCTTCTGCATACTGGCTTATGCCGGGACATCGAAGACGGTGCCAGCAAGAAAAAGAAGTGTACATGGAAGCAGGAACACTTCTATTTGGAAGCTGGTAAGCTGGCCTCTATCTCCGAGTACGAAGACGGACTTATCTACCGCAGTGCAGCCGGCCCGTTCACGGTGCCCGTAGGTGCCCAGCTCAGCACGGCGGAGGTATACGAGGCGGCGCTAGCCCGCTGGCAGGTAATAGAGGATGCCCGCTTGGCTAAGGAAACCCAAGAGAAGGAGATGAAGAAGCTCCTCAAGAAAGGCATGACGGTACATGCTCATGCCTCGGCAGAAGCCGGCGCTGCTGAGTCTGTGCCTACCCTCTCGGCCTCGGTTACCGTGAAAGAGCGCCCGCACTTCCTGGCCGACATTACGGTGCTGGATTTCGAAGCCACGGGCAACGATCCGCTGGAGCTAGCGGCCGTGCGCTACCAGAACTTCGAACCCGTTGCCGAGCTGCAATCCTTTATTCGGTTCATGGGTCCGGTGCCCAGCTTCATTACTGGCCTCACCGGCATTACGTCGGCCGACGTGCGCTACGCTCCGGACGCAAGGGAAGTTCTTAGCCAGTTCAAGGCATTAGCCGGCGACTCGCTGCTAGTGGCGCACAACGCCCAATACGATCTGCGTATTCTGGAGACTACTCGCACGAAGCTGGGTGCCGCTACCAAGCTGCCAAACGATTTCCTATGCACGCTTCAGGTGGCGAAAGACCGCTACGAGGGGCCGCATAAGCTAGGCGAGTTGTGCCAACGCTTTGGCATTGCTAACGCCGGTGCACACCGGGCTATGAACGACGTGCGCATGTGCTTCAACCTATTACGCCACATGCATGAGGACTACGATGTAGCGGCCTCTTTGATGAATGTAGCCAACCTCACCAAGGCGAAGCGCAAACCTGCGCAGCCTACTCTTTTCGCTGCTTAGCTATGACAGCCCACGCCCAACGCTTCCTGCACTCCGAGAGTGCCGGCGGTGCCCACCCTACGCTTACCACCCGCAAAATGCTTCCCATCCGTCAGAACCTAAACCGGCTTACCTCAATCAACCGCACCCTGCGTGCCGTGTTGATTGAGGTAGTAGAGCTTGCGGAGAACGGCAAGCATGGAGCCTTTACCGCCGGCAACGACTTCCTGAGCGACCGGATAGGCGGCACCATTCGCACCATTACCCGCACGCTGGCTGAGCTACAGCGCCTCGGTTTAGTAGTCGCTACAGGCGCTACCAAGCTACGTCGCATCAAGCCAACAGCGCCGCTTCAGGCCTGCTATAACGGCACCGAGGCAGAACAGTTTGCCGCCGTGGAAGAGCTGAATACCCAGCTTGAAAACTTGAAAGAATGCAAAATGTCTATAGACATTTTGCCCACTGAAGAGGCTGTGTCTATAGACATTCAGGGTAGTGTCTATAGACATTCAGGGTCAGTGTCTATAGACAACGGTGGTAGTGTCTATAGACATTCAGGGTCTGTATATAAGGAAACGACCAATACGAACAATAAGACGACCAATGAAGGTGGAGGAGTCGCCCGCATGGCTTCCGCCCTCGCCGCCGCCGAAAAAAAAATACAAGAGTTGGAAGCGGAAAAAACCGCGCTGCAAGCCGAGGTCGAAAAAGTTACTACCCAACGGGACCAGCTCCGCAACAGCCTAGCGGCCCAACGCCCGGCTTCGCACACTGGAGGGGCGGGGCGCCGGCTGCACTTCGTCGATTCGCCCTACGCTACGGCCGACGGCTTCCGGGAGCTGGCTGGCAAGATCAACGCCGGCCAAGCCTGCGCCGCCTACTACCTGCCCGACATGCTCACCAAGGCCGAGGGCATGGAGCAGCGCGACGACGCCGGCTGGAAGAATTGGGTAATGAGCTGGCTGAAGCGCGAACGGGATACCACCGGCGTGGTATCGAAGCTGCCCACCGGCGGCAAAGTAGGTCAGGTAGACAAACGCATGAGTGCCATTGAGCAAGCCATGGCACTCGATAACGGTCAACAATACTAGCCATGAGCACCGCCTTAGCCCTGCGGTCGGAGTTTCGACACAAGCTCCCCGCTACCCTCTCTCCCCAAATCCGCAACGCTGCCGAGCTTCTGCTAAGCCAGGAGCCAACGGCCAAGAGCTACACGGCGCTCGATCTACGCACCGAGCTATACCGCCCCATGAGTGCCGTTGCGATGCTCCTCGGGCACAGCAACAGCCTAGCCGAGGGGAAAGACTTGCAGATGATGGGTACGGCCCTGGCTGCCGTCATTCACCGCCGGTTCCCCTCATTCCGGATGCCCGAGATTACCGAGGCCCTGGTGCGGGGTGCGTCGGGCGAGTGGCCCCTACCCAACGGCTTCCTGGCCCCTACCCTGCCCAACTTCACGCACTGGCTGGTATGCTACCAACAGCAATGCCGCTCGGAGGCCCTGAAGGCATTGCAAAAGGTGGCCGAGCATGAGCAGCAACTACGCCTGCCCAAGCCCAACTACGAAGCGGACTTGCCGGCGGCGGTGGCTGAGCTGGCCGAGCATGTACGCCACTGCGGCAGCTTCCCTACCCCGCTCGACGGCGGTAACCTGGCTTACGACTGGCTGAAGCGCATAGGGGCCTTCTCGGGCTTCAAAACGGCCAATCAGTATGCCGACATGATGCGCAAGGAATCTATTGCCCTGACGCGCACCCGGCCGTCGGACCAATCCAAGCGCAAGCAAGTAGCCTCCTTCGCCGTGCTGCTTCGGCAGGGCTGGCCAGCTCAGCACCCGATGGCGATTACCGTCGCCAACAACTGTAAGAAGCGCTTGCTACGTGAGTGGGTACGCTACCACGTGGCCCGCAAAACCGACCTGCACACCTGGCTAACGGAGTTGGCGGCGGCGGTTCACCCTCAATCTAAAGCCGCATGAGCCTCTGTCAATGCTGCCTTGCTCGTGTCATGGATGGAGACGAGCATGATAAGGTTCGGGCTGCCGTCGTGCGGTGGCTGCTCACGGAGCGCGGCCACCTTGACCATAGCCAGAAGTCGGACGCCCACCTGCTGAAAACCAACGACGCCGAACCTCAACAGGCCCGACTTGATGCCGACAACTTCCTGGCGTTGCTGGCCCACGTCGGCAAGGAACCACCACAAGACCCGCCTTTCTGATGAAGTGCCACTGGGCCACTGACGACGACGGCACCCGGTTCTGGCTGCCGGGGTGTATGGGGTCGGCGGCAATAGGCCCACATGCCTGCACTTGCCGCCCTGCTAGGCCTCCGAAAGCACCGGACCCCAAAGATCAGCTTATCAAAGAATTAGAAGCCGATAACGCCCGACTTAATCGGCTCCTCTACAACCTACTCAAACGCTCCAAATGAAAGCCTTATCCCTTATTCAGCCCTACGCCACGCTCATCATGCTTGGCTACAAACAGTACGAAACCCGCTCCTGGGACACGAAGCACCGCGGCCCTTTGGCGATTCACGCCAGCGTCGGGAAACCTGCCTGGGCGCGCGAAGTAGCGGCTACCTGCCCCGAAATCTCGGCTATCCTGAAACGGCACGGCCTCACCTTCGACACGCTACCCCGCGGCGTAGTGCTCGGTGCTTGCGACGTGAAAGAAACTCTACTCATCATGCACGGCGCGCCACGAGACAAAGAAGGCTGGTTAGACCCCTCATTAATCAGTGCTACAGAGGAAGCCTGTGGCGACTACACACCCGGCCGCTATGCGTGGCGCCTGACGCAGGTAATGGCGACGGGTATACCTATCCCCTGCAAAGGGGCACTGAGCCTGTGGCAGGTGCCGGACGAGGTGTACAATCAACTCCCCCAGGTAATGCAGGCATGAGCACACGGACCAAGATTTTACAACGCCTCGCCGGTACCGATGAGGCCGAGCTACAGCGCCTGCGCCGGCTCTACGCCAACGACCGCGAAGCGCTAAAGGCCATTGAAGACAAGTTGAACCCACCACCCACCAAACGCGCTGCCCAGCGCACAATGAGCAAGTAAAATGGAAATAGGTATCCCAGCATTCGTTTCTACAATCTGCGACAAGGCGACGGGGTTACCCTGGCGCGTATCGGCCGGCACGTCGGTTGTCGGTGCCGGCGTATGGGCGCAGCCAGACCCGAAGAAAAACACCATGGCTATCGGCATGGGCATGACGGCGGATAATGCCACGTTCGCTATGACGGCCCGCACGTGGCTGCCGAAAGCAATAGCGCAGGTATCGGAGCTACAGCGGCGGCAGGCGGCGGCGCTGGCTATTCTTGACGAGGCAGCCACGTTCGACGACAGCCGCTCGGATGAGTTGCACTTACGCGTACTGGCGGCGGTGGCAGAGCTACGGCCTACGGAGGAAGGAGGTGAGGGGAAATGAGACCATACTTCACCGTCTGGAAAGAGCCTAAAACCCACGGCTGGCGCTTCACTCTTTGGGGTGCCAACGGTGCCTGTCTCTTCCATAGCCTGCGAGAATACACGACCAAGCGTGGGGCAAAGAAGGGCTGTGAAAGCATCATGCTTTGTTTCTCTGCCTGCTCTGGTGGCGCGCACAAAGATGTATTCGACGTGGAAGGGAAGCTACTCAACGGATGACCGCAGCCGAATACAAGGCCCTCAACGCACCCAAAGCCACCGGCAAGGCAACCACGCCAGCCGGTGGCCGAAGTGCTCCCCAGCGCCAAAAACTACCGCAAGAACAGCCGCCCACGCTACGCCCCGCCTACTGCGTCGTGCCCTGGCCCGATAGTCCTGCCTTTCGCTTCGTGTGCCACGGCATCAGCGAGGCCCAGGTAGAGATGCTGCGCCAAGCCTGCGACGCCGCTGGTATTCCCCAACAGAACTAATACTACCCCTCATGCCCCAGACTCCCGCACCCCTCTCGCCAGAGCGCTTGCAGCAGATACGCCAACTGCAAGGTGAATGGTTGATTGCCACCGCTGGCAAGCCGCATCGTCATCAGCCGCAGTTAGCGACCACCTACGCTGGCGAATTACTCTCGCATATAGAAGCCCGCGACGCCCAGGTGCGCGAGCAGCTACAACGCTTGCTCTACCCCGAAGCCTTCCTGGCTCACTTGGAAGGCGACGACCGCATTCGGTGCCGCGCCCACAACATGTACGTGCGCCTGGCCGCCCAGCGCCTCGGCCTCTCCCTCGACTAACACCCCGCCCATGCCCCTGATTCAACACGTGCCCCTGCTGACTGTCTAATCGCCTACTCTATCCCATCCCGCTATGCGTCCCGCTCTCACCGCTATTATCCTCCCCATCACCTGCCAAGCGCCCGCCCCGCAGCCTGGCTCCCGTACGTTCCTCATCTCCGAGATGACCACCGCCGCCCGCCGGGTAGCCGACATCAGCCGCAAGCACCCCTCCTGGCCCCAGGCCCGAGTCCGCAGCACCGTGGCGCGGGAGCTGGCCATCAGCACCGTGCAGCTGCGCTACCTGCTACGCAAAGCGTCCGAGCAAGAGGAGTTGGCCCGAAACGCGAATTGAGTTACGCTTTTTGCAGCCGAGTTACGCTTTTGGATGGTGGCGTTTTGTCGGCAGTCTACGGAGTAGGAAGTTCGGGAAATGGCTTCCCACCCGAAAGACGCAGCCCGTATTGCACTGGAAAAATTAACGCCTCAGCGACGCAAATTCGTTGAGGCTTACTGTGCGTCGTTCAATGCCACAAAAGCGGCCCTGAAGGCAGGATATAGCAAGAAAACGGCCCGCACCCAGGGAAGTCACCTATTGACAATAGTTGACATAAAATCGGCAATCAAAGAAATGCTCAGCACGGCTGGCATGGACCCCGAAGAGATTGCCGCCCGTTGGGACCGAATTGCTAAAGCGGACCTGTCCGACTTCTACACGAAGCAGCAGGTAGAATACACCCCGCGTATTGCCAAGCCGCTGGCCCAGGTGGTGGAGGAGTTCCGGCGTGATGTAGAGTTTGAGCAGGAGCTAGCTATGCGGGCTGAGGCGCTGATCTCTGACAAGAAGAAACGGGAGAACTTTCGCAAGAAAGCGCAGGCGGCTCAGGTGCTAAGAGAGTTCGATCTGCTGCGGCTGGAGATGGAGTTGGAGCGCGCTCCTAATGCTGTGCGCTGGGTTGATGGCCCGAAGGAGTGGCGTTACGAAATGCGTCTCGACCTCGTGAAGGCGGAAGAGTTAGGCATGCTGGACCTAGTGAAGTCAATTACCGAGGGTCGCAACGGCACGTCGTTCAGCCTACGTGACCCCGACGCGGCCCTGGACAACCTAGCCAAGTGGCGCGGCATGCTCACCACGAAGGTAGACATCACCAGCGGTGGCGAACCCGTAGCGGCCCCGCCGTTGCTGGGCGTGCTCAGCCTGGAGCAGAAGAAAGAGCTACTCGAAAAGCGGAAGCAGCTTCGGGCGCAGCAGGAGGGCGCGGCCAATGAGTGAGTACACCACCGAGGAGCTGGCGCTGGAAGCTGAGCTAGCCGAGATTACCGATGCCCAACTCGAAGCCGATATCTGCAAGGAGTCGTTCTTCGAGTTCTTCTGCGTGTTCTGGCACACCATTGAAGCCGTTGAGCTGAAGCTGAACTGGCACATTGAGTACCTGTGCCATGAATTGCAGGACGTGTACGAGAAGTGGGAGCGTAAGGAAGTGCAGCCCGATGTGCTGATTAATGTACCTCCTGGTACGTCCAAGAGCACGACGGTAACGCAGCTGTTCCCCGCCTGGCTATGGCTGAAGAAGCCGAGCATTCGCCTCATCAGCAGCTCGTTTAACGCGCCTCTGTCGATCAGTCACTCAACCAAGACGCGCCTGTGCCTGAAGTCGCCTAAGTTTCAGCAGCTCTTCCCTGGTCACATCGAATTTCAGGATGACCAGGATGGTAAGACCGACTACCGCAACACCAAGCTAGGGCAGCGCTACAGCACCTCCACCACCGGCGGCCCAACCGGTAACCACGCCGACTTCATCATCATCGACGATCCGCTCAACCCGCAGAAGGCAGCCAGTGAAGCGGCGCTGGTGTCGGCCTCGGAGCACTTGAAGACGCTGGCCACGCGGACCACCGACCCCGAGCGCACCATCAAAATCATGGTGATGCAGCGCATTTCGGAGAAAGACCCCGCCGGCGAGTGGCTGGCGTCGGGCCGTGCCTTACGGCATATCTGCCTACCCGGTGAGCTAACGGCTGACAAGCAAACCGGCGAGGTAGGGAAGCAGGTGCGGCCGCAGGCCTTGAAGGCCCGCTATATCGATAACCTACTTGACCCAGTGCGCCGCCCCCGGCTGGTACTGGAAGGGCTGAAGGTGGCGCTGGGTTCCTACGCCTACGCTGGTCAGGTCCAGCAGCTGCCCGCTCCGGACGAAGGCGGCATCCTGAAGAAGGTGTGGTTTAGCGCCATTACCTGGGCTGCCTTCCTGCAAACGGTGCCCGGTGCCGCTGCTGCTATCTGGGATGGTGACGCTGACACCGCCTACACTGACAACCAGAAGAACGACCCTAGCGCCCTACTGGTGAGCAGCTATATCGGGCAGACGCTGTACGTGCGCTTCGTGGCTGAAATGTGGCTGGAGATGCCGCAGCTGAAGCTCAAGCTCCCTGCGCTTCTCAAAGACTACGACGCGGCCACCAACCGCAGCAAGCTCTACGTAGAGCCCAAAGCCAGCGGTAAAAGCGTGGTGCAGGAAATCCGCAATATCAGCCAGCTCAACGTCGTGGAAGCGCCCACCCCAGATGGCGACAAGCGCAGCCGCGTCAACACCGCTAGCCCCTTCATTGAGGCCGGCCGCGTCGTGCTCATCGATGGCAGTTGGAATGAAGCCTTTGTCAATCAGTGCGCGGCCTTCCCGACGGCCGCCCACGATGATATGCTGGACTGCTTAACGCAAGCCATTCGCCGGTACACCGAGCCCGCACCTACCCCTATCCGTCACTCCCAATCCTTCGGCGCCGTGCGCCGCCGTTAGTCTATGCCCTACGCCTTCGAATCACCTCTCACCAACAGCCTGTTCATCCTACCCGACCGCTGGCAGGACGTGACGCTGACCCAGGCCGACGCCCTCCGTACTGGTACGGACCTCTACGACTACCTGGCGCTGCTCTGTGGCGTCGCTCCGGAGCACGTGATGCAGTGGCCTTCCTCGGTGCTGACGCCTGAGCTGGTCGACTGCCTGCGCTTCCTGCAAGAGCCCGCGCCCGAATGGCTCACCACGCTACCCGTGCCGAGTTACCTGATTCTACCCGGTCCCGGCCCGCTCGGCTGGGTGTCGCTGCCCGTACCCCAGGACATCAGCGCGAAGACCTTCGGGCAATCAGCCGACTTGGCCGCTGTGCTCACCGATAACAGCCTCACAGCCTATCAGCAGCGGGCACGGGTACTGGCCATCTACTTCTACTCGGCCTACTACCGGTGTGCCTACGACAGTGACGGCATTGAGGCCTTTGCCGATATCTGTGCCCAGGCCACGCTAGCCGAGGCGCTGCCGCTGACCGCTTTTTTTTTGGGCAGTACGAACGCATCCGACGCGCCCATGCCCAGCAGCTTAAGAAGATTCCGCTCCGCCCTGAGGAGAAAGCGGCAGGCCTGGACAAGCTGGTGGCCGAGTGGGACGTGGTGGCCGTCGTGGACGCGCTCAGTGGTGGCGACAAGACCCGCTGGCCCTACTTCTTCCGCCTCAGCTGGGCCGAGGTGAACGTGATGATCGAGTACGAAAACCATCAGGCGCACGTCCGCTATCGGCTGCGCCAGCAACAGGAGAAACAGAGGAAATAATGAATCTACCGCAACCGCAACCATCTGGGCTGAAGCCTGGCAGTGTCAGCTTCACGCAACTATTGAGCGTGATAGAAGACAAAACGAAGATGACTTATCTGGCTCTGCTAGACGGCAAGCCGATAGCTCAGGCTGATGTGAGTGATTGGGATAAGGCCGGAGGCTGGATTAACTGGGTGTTTGTAACGGGCGAGTGGCAGCGGCACGGCGTAGGGCGCGCCTTGCTCCAATACATCATGCAGCAGGCGGTAGAGGCAGGTAAGGAGGGGCTTGGACTAAGCGTAAAGTTTGAAAATGAGCCCGCTATGCAACTCTATCGGTCGCTGGGCTTTCGTCCGCTGTACAGTTATGATGAGACCTTCTGCGCTATGGGTGTGCAGCTAAATATCTGTAAATGAACCTACCCCACGCCCTCATCCAAGCCGCGGCCACCGCTGTGCTGCCCGGCTGCTTCTGGCTACACGGTGAGCAGGAGCTGGCCAACATCCAACTTGATGACACCAGCAGCACCGACCGCATCGTGTTCCTCGACGATAAGATGCCCTATCAGTTCGTCATCAACAAGTTTCAGCAGCTGACGGGCGTGCGCTATTCGTGCTTGCTCATGCTGCTGGTGCCCTCCGACCTGAACGACCTGCCCGCCGTGCGCCTACCCCGTGTGGCGGCCATGGTCGACGTGTCTGCCCGGCTCATTGCGGCCCTGGCTCCGCAGGTGCAGGCCGTGCGCCAGGTGCGGCCCGCCGAAGTGGTGAACATCGGCCCGTTTGACCGGCCTGTGGATGGGGTAGTGCTCTACCTCGAGGTGACGCTGAAAGGCAGCGTGAATATGTGCCTACCCTTAGATCAGAGTCAGGTATGAGCGACTTCAGCGAAATCCTCAGCCGTGAGCTGCTACGCCTCAAACAGGACGTAGGCGACCAGATGGCGGCCAATGACCAGATCGCCACCGGCAAAACCCTGGCCCGCGTGCGCGAAGTGGTAGCCCCCAACCTGGGCCTGCTACTCGGCCCCAGCCACGTGCGCTACCTGCGTGACGGCCGCGGCCCCGGCGGCGTGTCGGTGCAGGCGATTCGGGAGTGGATCCAGGCCAAGCGGCTCAAGCTAAACCCCTTCGCCGTTGCCAAGCGCATCAGTGAGCTTGGTACTCTGCTCTACCGCGGCGAAGATCCACGCTTCCAAAAGCCCACCGACACGTTCCAGGCGCCCATTACAGCCGCTTTGCCCCGCCTACGCGCCGCGCTCACGGAGGCTGCCCGCACTGGGTTGAAAAGTGAGATTGCCACCACCTTACCCCGTAAACTCTGATGGCCTGTGACCTGACCTTACTGGAATTCGATGTGGTGCAAGCCAGCGCCGCCGGCCTGGGTAGCGTATCGGCGCGTTTCAGCAGCAGCGCGGGCGGCATCACGGCCCGCCTGTGGCGTGACCTCACCGACCCGAACTTCGTGTACCGCCCCGTTGATGGCGGCGGCCGCATCAGCTGGCATAACCTGCCCGAGGGTCGCTACCTGCTGGAGGTCAATGATGCCGCTAATTGTGGTATCTCCGAGCGCTACGTGACCATGGAGCGCTATGAGGTGCGCGGCTGCACCAATCCGTTTGCCAGCAACTGGAACCCGGCTGCCACTACTGACGATGGTAGCTGCCAGTTGCCTGCCTCGCAGTGGTTCGCTGTCGGAGGGCTGTACCCGCCCGCAGCAGCCTTGGCGACGCCCGTGGCCTCGCTGCTTACACTCAATCAGACCCTGCGCCAAGGCCTGCATGTAGAGGTAGAGCTAACCCGCCTCGGTGCGGCTACCCCCTTCGCGACACTACGCCAGACCGTGCGCAGCCAGTTTGTCAGCGTCAATGCCGAGCCCTACCTGCGCAGCCAGCTGGACACTGAGGCCGTTCCCGTGCGCGTCGACGCCTACATGGATGAGACAGCCACCGTGGCCTTTACCTACCGCTACCGGGAAATAGACAGCCTGAGCGTAGGCCCATGGCGTCAGCACCCGGCCACCCACTACGCCGTGCTCAGTGCGCCCGAGAGCAGCTTGCGGCCTTACGTGGCGGGTGCTGATGCCCTATCACTCACCGCCTTTGCCCAGCCTACTCAATTCGTTGGCTACCCGCTGGAAGTGTCCGCTGTGCTACCTGCTGACCGCACGGGCACTTGGTACGCCCAGTGGCGCTACCTCGATAATGCTGGCCAGCAGGTGGAAGTAAAGGCAGTGCCGCTGCCCGCTGACTTGCCCGCTGGCGTGGTGCGCCTACGGGTGCCCCCCTTGCCGCCGGTGTGCGCCGACGTGGTAGAGCTGACGCTGACCGACATCAACCGCGCCAGCGCTGCGAACTGTGCGCCGGTGGTGATTACGCCACCCGTGACGCAGCCAGGCAAGGTAGAGGCGCGCGACTTCAACTCATTCGATTTCAATACTTCAGATTACCGCTAAATGGCTACGCAACAGCAGTACGATCAACTTATTGCCGCCTTCGAAGATGGTGGGTACAACACCGCGGCCGAGATGCGGGCCGTCCTGGGCGTCATGGCCAGCGACATCATTGCGCTGCGGTCTGGTGGCACGCCCTCCGTGCCGCGTTTTGGCGCGGGGCTGCCCGCCAACTCGCTCGGTAAGAACTACGACACGTACACCGACACCAATACGGGTCGCGTCTACCAGCGCCTGAATGGCGTCTATGAGTTCCAGTACATTGCCAAGGGGGAAGATGGGGGCAAGCCGGTAGCGGGAGTAGACTATCAGGCGCCTAAAAGTGGCGAAGACGGCAACGATGGCAACCGCATCCACGACAAGAACTACGCGCCCCGAGCAGCCGACAATACCAGCATAGGCGGGCAAGCCAATTTGGAAGGCGACCAGTGGTTTTACACGATCAGCCTGAGCAGCTACGAGCGCTACTCCTTCATCGGCGGGCAGTGGACACTGGTTTTTCGGAAAGCTGAGGGGACGACGGTTACGCCCCCAGCCGCTACCGACACGACCGCGCCAAACCTGACCTTTACCGCGCCCGCGTCGGGCGCTATCGTGAATCCTGGCCAGCAGCTCACGCTCACCTCGATTGCTACGGACAACGTGGCTGTGACGCAGGTGGTCTACCTGAACGGCACTACGGGAGCGATGCTGGGCACAGCCAACAAGAACGGCAACACCTATACATTGCCGTTTGTCGTGCCGCAGGCGCTTGGGGCGCTGACGTTGCAAGCGCAGGCCTCCGACGCGGCTGGTAATGTACAAGTGGCCTCGGTGACGCTAACAGTGCAGGCTGCCACACTGCCCAAGCTCAGCACCCCCACCGGCTACCAGGCATCGGCCACGTCGGCCAACACCATCAGCACGGCGCTAAGCGCTGTTGCCAATGCCTCGGCCTACGTGTTCGAACTAGCCACCGACAGCGGCTTCTCGCAGAACGTGCAGGCTGCGACGCAGAGCGGCACGACCAAAGCATGGTCAGGACTGACGGCCAACACGACGTACTATACCCGCGTCAAGGCGCAGGCCTCGGGCTACCAGGATTCGGACTACGCCACGTCCACGGCTACCACACAAGCGGGCGCAGCAACGCTGGCGGCTGGTCTGACCTTGCCGAACGGCAACAGCACGGTCGTTGGCACCGCTATTCCCTACCAGGCCACAGCCAACGGGGGCACAGCGCCCTACACGCAGAAGGTAGTAGCAGAAAACACCGCTACGGGTGTGCCTACTACGATCTATGAGGGGAACGGTGCTACCTATTCTAGTAGCTGGACACCGAGCGCGGCGGGTAGTTTTGCGCTTACCAACACAGTAACGGATGCAGCCGGCACTAGCAAAATTTCCGCGGTGCGTAGTGTTACGGTGAATACAGCAGGGGTAGAAACCACTAACTACCGCATGTTCACTTTTGATGGCAGCACCACCAACATGGCTAGCCGCCACTGGCTGGCGGGCACATCTACCACGAACTACACCAAGGAAATACCCTACTCCTACACGCCACCAGCGGGAACGATGCTTTCGGATGCGTGTCTATGGAACGCCAACGGGATGGTGTATGGCGCGCATAGTGGATACGTCAGCGGGCCGGATTACTTCTCTAATTCGCTAGTAATATTCCGCGCCTACGTGTCGGCCGATCTGACGAAAACCACCGTATTCGAGGTGGTGCATAAAATTGATATGTCGGTAGCGGGACGTATCCCAGCAGGTATTGGCGGGTATAGTGGTATTGGCCCTAGTCCAATCGTTTCCTCGCCTGAGTACGTGGCGCGGCCTAACGGGCGTGTGGGGTTGATTTTCATGTACCAGCCAAACGGGATTATGACGAGCAATAGTTACATTCTCTACATCGAGAGCACAGATGCTACCTGCACGAGCTGGGGTAATGCGGCGCTCCTAAGTGGTACCGCAATGCCGTACGACAACGGAGGCGGCAATATTGCGGGGAGTTACATAGACCCGGCTTATTTCTATTACAACGACAAGCATATGTTGTTGCTGCGCTGCTTCACCACTGGCAACGGAGAGTCAACCGGCATCGGGCAGCGGGTGGTTTCCTCGGCCAACCTGCTAGGGCCCTACAACACGGTAGAAAGTGACCTGCGCACACTTACCAATGGCGGCACCAATACGTATGTAAACCGACGCATGGAAGGCCAGTGGATGGAGGTGTTGCCTTCCGGTGGCCTCCGCTGGCATACGGATGATTACGGTGCGGGGGGAATGCTCTACGCAGACTCTCCTACTGGTTCTCTGTCTCCTACTGCTTTTGGCGCGTTTCAGGTCGTCGGCAAGCCAAGCACGGCAGGCTATACGTTGCGTCACGCCACGCCTGTACTGGTTACAACCTTTTCAGATAATGTGCTAACGCCTGTCACGCCGCCAACCGGTACGCCTACCTTCTCGCTTCGTACGTGGCCGATTGCCGCTGATGGATCGACTTTTGGCTATGAGGTTACGACCCCTGTAGCGCCCGCTACGGCCATAAAAATACCAGTGCAGATTTCGAAGACTGCCTCCACAGTAATTGGCTCTGTTGATGTTCCAGCCAATCAGGTAAGAGTTGCCGGCACAGGCACTTCAGAGCGCGGCCCTAACTCCTACACGAACACGCAAACGCTCTTACCAAGCACCACAGCGGGCGCGGTAGGAGTCTATAATCTAGGCACTGCTTCCTCTTCCTTCACCGTTCTCGGAACGCAGGCTGAAAAGACAGGGCCTCCGGTTGTCACGCTACTACTTGGCGAGAAAACGCTGGAAGCAGATCGGGTCAGTTTCCCGGCGTTGTTTTCAGTAGACCGAATATTGACCCAGCCGCTACGTGTCTACACCAACGTAGACAAAGGCGGCATCGTAGAACAGGTGTTCAACGATATTGCAGTCGGGAAAAGCTCCGAAGCCTTTTATGGGTATTCGGAACGCCGCGCAGCGACCTACACCAATGCGCAGGCGTTGGTGGCTAACGCTGCCTATAGCACCGGCAGTCCGAGTGGTGGCAGCTTTGAGGTGCCTGGACTCGGAGGCTCTACCCCACCACCACCAACGAACGGCGTGCGGCTAGAAATGCCAGTTAGCGGCATGACGTTTACGCCCGCCCTCAACGCTGCAAACAGTTATCAGGTTGTGAGCGATAACCCAACCAAATATAGCGGGGGCAGCATGGTGTACATGGCTCCCTTCCTTGATGGCCGCATAGATAATATGCCTGCGTTCACTGGCGATTCTATCCGCTTCTTAAGTGTCTTGTTCGGCGGTAACCAAGTCGCGTTTGATGTGGTGATAGATGGGGTGCGCCGCACAGTAGATTATGGGCATCAGTCAACTGCTGACCAGCCGTTTGGCGTTCGATACGAGATAACAGGATTAGGCAGCGGTGTACATAACTGGCATATAGAATCAAAAGCCGATTATAAAACACCGACTTTTTTGGACGTGGTTGAAGTAGAGGCTTGGGCGTAAGGGATGAAATAAAAAGAGTCCTGACCTACACAGGCCAGGACTCTTTTTAAAGAAGTTTGGGATAAGAAGCTACCTTGCCCTTTGTTATACATTTGAGCAAAACTCTATACTGCAAACTTTGAAAGCATGGTTGACCCGGAAGCACGGAAGCAAATACTAGCCGAGTTTGATGCTCAGTCAAACATTTACGAAAGGCTGGCTGAAAAAATAAGAACTTTGCTTCAGGAATTATTAGAATCTCATGGCATATCAGTACATGCGATAACTAGTCGCATAAAAACCAGGAAGAGTTTAGAGAAGAAAATACATAAATTAGGCACAGTTTATAAGCAGCTTTCTGATATAACAGATATTGCTGGTGTACGAATTATTACTTATCTGGCTAAGGATGTAGATAGAATAAAGCCAATTTTAGAAGAAGAGTTTGATATAGATGTTAGTAATTCATCCGATAAGCGTCACCCTGCCACTGAAAATCAGTTTGGCTATTCATCCTTGCATCATGTCTTATCGCTTAACGCAGCCCGTGCTGACACACGAGAAAACAACCGTTTTCAAGCATTAAAATTAGAAGTGCAAACGCGTTCTATTTTACAGCATGCCTGGGCTGAAATAGAGCATGATTCAGGTTACAAGAGTGATGTAGAGGTTAATGCGCGTACATCTAGGCGATTTGCGCGTATTGCGAGCTTGTTAGAATTGGCAGACGAAGAGTTTGATGGTATTGATGAAGAAATAAATAATCAGGTACGGGCTAAAGCTATTGCTATAGAGCAGCATCCAGAAAAAGTTGCGTTAGATGCGATATCACTTAAGGCATTTATTGCGAATGATCCGGAAATAAGGAATTTAGAGCATGAAATGCTTCGGGATAAAACACCACATGGGCAACTTCCAGATGCTAATATGGTAATATACATAAATTGCATACAGGAGCTAGGTGTTACAAATTTTGAAGAGATAAAAGATTTGTTTAGAAAGAACCGTGAACTTCTAATCGCTTTTACGGACTTCTGGCTTGATGGACCAAAGCATTATGCTATAGCTATGGGAATAAGTATTTATTATTTATGGCTGATTAAGGTAGTATCTAAAGGCAAAAACCTTGTGCACTTTTCTGTTTCGAAAGAACCTTTTCCCGCTATATTAGGCGACCTTAATAATTACAGTAAAACTTTGGCTCAATTGCAACAGAACGTTAACGCTGCTGAGAGAAGGGTTGATGAAGCTTCTAAATGAATTCTAAGCATTTCCAGCCTTAGTTTCTTTATTAATAGTTCCCCTCATCCCAGCCGCCTGCCACCCGCAGGCGGCTTAGGTTATACAGGAAAGCAAGCTAGTATTTCGTCGCATTCAGAAAAGCACTCCGTTTTTCCGGCAAAATATTTTTTGGGCTTGTAGGCTAAATGCGCAAAGGTTTCCAGTATGCTTTGTTCCCAATCCCATACTGCTGCTGCATGAGTTGACTCATGAAGGGCAAGCACCTCATATTGATAAGCAGCGAGATCTCGCTTAGAATATCTTTTCTCGATTGAACGAAATGTTATACCAACCTTATAAAACACCTCTTCTTCCGAAAATATCTTTATGAAATACAGAACACTTTTTTTGCCTTTCGCCTGCTCAATCCAGTCCAAACGCTTGTTGCCCTGCGCGCAAGTAGGACAGCCTTGCCCGCTCAAGTGGGAATTGGGTTTCTGCCTAAATGCTCCATGTATAGGGCATTTGATTTCTACCTTAGTCTTGCTTGTGCGGTAACTCACCTGTGAATAGTTGTACGTGTCACCGTGCCGTGTGCGAGCGAGGTCTATAAACCTCTCTTTGGAATGCGTCATGTATTTATGTGCGCAAGTCGGGCACCCGGCACCCCGAAAATGCGCATGCGCATACTGTTTAAACTGCCCATGAATGGGACAAATAATGTTGACTACGCTACTCGCTCCTGCGTATGCAATCTGTGAGTAGTCGTACTTATTGCCATGAACAACGCGAGCCTTCTCCACGAATTTATCTGCTTTAGGTGAACGTTTGACGGTCCAGCAGGCAGCGCACCCTCTGCCTTTTATATGGGTATTAGGCGTTTGCTCAAACGCGCCATGTTCAGGGCAGATGATCCTAACTTTATCAGTTGACCGACTGTACAATACCTGAGAATAATCGTATTTATTACCGTGTATGCCTTGAGATTTAATAACGAATGAGCATGTGTTATCTGTTCGGCTTATAACTGCACACGCTTGACACCCCCTGCCTGCCATATGTGATTTAGGGGTTTGTTCAAATGCGCCATGTTCCGAACAAAGTATAGTAACTTTCTTGTAACTGGTTGTGTAGGATACCTGTGAGTAATCATACTTGTTCCCATGCGCATTTTTAGCCCTGCATAGAAATTCATCCAAAGGCAAAATACGCTTAGTAGTATTCTTGATAACTCCACAGGTAGAGCAACCTTGTCCGCCTATATGACTAGCAGGCGCTTGTTTGAACACTCCATGTTCAGGACAAAGGATAGCGACCTTAATGTTGCTACCCTTGTACACTGCCTGCGAGTAATCGTACCGATCACCATGCACTGCTTTGGCCTTTTCAATAAAATCTTCTGTCGTTAATTTCTTAGGCATATTCTATTCCTCCTTTCTAACATGCCGCAGCACAAACACCCCTTGGGGCAGTGCTGCCAGCACCGATTCAAATTCCGAAAAACATTCCGAAGCGCCCGCGAAGGGCAGTAAGGGCGTATAGCCCAAGTGGGCGAACTTGCGCAAAATCTTCGCTTCTAGGTCGTATACTCTTCCCGCACTATACGAACTATACCGCGCCAGCGTGCGCACCGTGTAGGGCATATTCAGCCGCGAAAACCGGGAGGAAAAGCAGAAGGTAATACCCACCTTGTAGAAGGTTTCCCCGTTGCCCGTGAGGCGAATGAGGTACAGCGTAGCTTTCCTGCCCTGTTGCTGCCCGACCCACGCGGCCCGCGTCCAACCACCCCGGCCACATACAGCCGGGGTGGGAATCGTGATAACGCTGCCCATGCTAGTTGTGCGTGAGTACGGCCCCTAATACAGTCAACTGCTCGACAATGCGCTTCGGACTGGTGGAAGAGTAGTTACTATTCATGACCTCCTGACTGTGGCCCGCCATACCCGCCGCCAATTCTCCGCCGAATTTATCCCGCATCAGTTGGGAAAAAGTCGAACGGGCATCTTTGTGCTTGAGGTCTTGCAGGTGAAAACCCTGCGCAGTCAGTTCTTGCGCTACGAGCTTGAGCGTGCGTGAGACGAACGAACTGACGTAGGTCGGTAATTGGTAGTCGTACTGGGCAAGCAATTCAGCCGCCTTAGGAAACAACGGTACCCAAAAGGATTTATCCTTGCGCAGCATCTTTTGCCGCTGCATACAGATGCCGAGTACGCCTTCCTCACACTGCAAAAAGGTGTGCGGGGCTTGGGCAAAGCGGGTATAGTCCACGAAGGAGAGGCCCGTATAGCAACAGAACAAAAACAGGTCCGCCACGCGCTGCACATTCTCCTTACCGAAGCGGCGCGCTTCTAAGTGAGCTAGTTCCTCCGTGGTTAGATGCCGCTTGGCTTTGCGTTCTGACTCCGATAGGTACACGTAGCGCTCCACTAAGCTCGTCTCAATCAGGCCCTCATCAGCAGCAAAGCCTACTACGCGACGTAGTACACTCACGTACCAGCGCACGGTGTCAGCCTGCCAGCCTTGTCCCATGCACCAGCGTTCGTAGGTGCGGCACCACGCCCGGTTAATGTCTTGGGCGAGTACGCCCGCCTTACGAATGTGCTGGCAATACAGCGTGAGCTTATCCAGCGCCTGCCGCACGGAGCGCAGCGTGTTGGGGCGGCGCTTTTTGCCGGGCTGGGCGAGCTCTTCCAAGAACCGTTCGCCTACCGTCAGCAGACGGGCCTCGTTGTCATCAGGGCTACGCTTACCACGCAGGACTTCGCGTAGTTCCATTGGAGAGGGGTTACCTCCTTGCACTTTGTAGGCGGTGTAGGTTTGATCCACTCGTAGCAGCCACTTACTCAGGGTCTGATTATCCCGTTTCACGCAGTGTTGCGCAAGTTCGTCGGCACCCTTTTGCACCCGTAGGCGCTGGGTGGGCGCGTGCCACTCGGCGGCGGTGGCTTGCACGCCGGTGGAGAGTTCGGCCCGGTCAAAGCCGGGTACTTCAATGCGCAGGTAGATCGGGGCCTTGCCCGTTGCGGCATGGGCGCGATTCTCCCGCCGCCACAGGTAGGCGGTGAGTTGATGTTCGTACGTGATCATCGGCGTACGCGCTTAAGCAGTCAGCAAGTGACGGTGGGCAATGCCGGTGGCGTCGAGCCAATCCGTTAACTGCACCAGGTGGGTAGGGCGTACCGTGCTCCTGTCCCAAATAGCCTGCACCAAAGTTTCGATTACGGCCTCGGCTTCGTCTTCGTCAACAAGGTTGATTCGCAGGAGCGCCTTTGTCTTTTCTTGAGGCGTAATCACTTTGTTGCCGCACAGGCGTACGATTTCCTCCTTTTGAGCATTGGTAGCGTAGGCCGTAGAGGCTGGGGAGGTGGCTTGTGCCACTTCCCGCTCCAACTCCACGCGGCACACATTCTTGTGCCACAAAGCGAGTTGGGCTAGGTCTTCGCACTGATACACGCTATCGTTGGCCCGCAGGCGCTCGCCGGCGGTAAAGACGGCGCTGTTCATGCGGTGCATGATGAGGCGTCGGGTGGTGGAGAGAATGAGGTGGTGGGCTTGGGGAGCAAGCGTTGTCGCACTTGCGGAGGTGGTTGCGGTTTGCATACCTTTGGGGTTAGATAGATGAAAGAATCGGGGTTGTCGCCCCGGCTCTGAATCGGGAGGTCACTCGTTGTCGCGGGTGGCCTCTTTCTCTTTCAGAACATTACAAAGATAAGGACTTTTCTTACGTAACAAAATACTTAACTAAATATTTTCTTACTTATTTTCTTACTTATTTTCTTATGCTGATATATTAAAAAAATGCTACCTTTGTTCCACTATGGAAGAGAAACCAAAACGCACTGGCCGCCCAACAAAAGACCGCGCCCGCCTCAAGAAAGGACGCACTTTGTCTTTCACCGATGCGGAGTATGAGAAACTGGTAGAGCTGGCAGGGGCCGCAGGTGTTGGGGTAAGCGAGTACGTTATCCTAAAGTGCGGCCTTACGCAGACACCGACTCTTTAAAAAGCCCTTGCGCCTGCGCTACGCGTCAGGATTCGCGGCTAGCGAGCTAGCCTAACTGAGTATGAAAAGCTGGCAGAGCAGGCGAACAGAGGGATAAGTGAACTAGTGATTGAGAAATTTGAGCTTAATCAGCCCTAAAAGGCGGGTTAACACTAGTTAATAGATTGTGTTAGCTGAACCCTCGAAAAAATTATTGCGTTAACTAAATAAGCCGGTTATATTTGTCACATATATAACCGGCGGTTACATCATATATCGCTCTAAAGACCACAAAACATGTCATCTGACTTCAACACCCAGCAAGCTAATGAGCCTGTTGCCCGTGGTGCGAATGTCATCAGCACCATCTTGAAAATGAAGAAAGCCGCCGATGCAGCTATTCGTAATGGCCAAGTAGACAAGCTGAAAGAGGCAGGTTTTAATTTTATTGTTTCGTAAACTTGCTTACAAAGGCTGTAGTAGACTACTGTTGCTAGTCGATTAGTATCCGATGTTTGATCCTTACTCAGTAACAGTAGAAAACGATTCCCTTTTTTCTTTTGTAACTCGAAACTCTGTACAATATCAAGCCTACTTTTTAGGTGTTCCAACTTCGGAAGCCCCTGAAATAGATGGCTTGATATTTACGTTTTCGTTCATAGCTAACTACGAAGCTTGTAGTACGTTGCCTCCTGCTGATTATTCTATTAAAGCCACTATTAGGCAGATAATCCGACAGTTTCTAGAGAAGGATCAAAGCCGTGTGTTGTGCTTTACTTGTGATTCGGGGGACAATAAACATCACAAAAGGCAAATAGCTTTTGAGCGTTGGCATAAGGAAGATGATCCGCAACAGCAATACTATTATTGGCCTTTTGCTATTCCAGCACCTTTAGAGGATGATTATCCCACTTTAGGCGGTTATTTTGTCCACAAAGACCACTATATGCGAGGCGTCATACAAGAACACTTCGTTGAGTCAGTGATGATGTTCACTAATATTAAGACAATCGCAGCATAGCATGAAAAAGCCCCAACTCACCTGCTGGGGTTTTTTCATGGCCTAAACTTTTGTTGCACAGCAGATCAAGTATAGAATAGTTGCCGAAAAAACCACCACCAGGGGGTGGTGAATATATAGGTTATGTATCTTACTGTCAATAATTTATATTGATAGTAGTTGTGTATAAATACGTGTTACTTATAGATAATAATGTCTGAACTTGCGGCTACCCGCTGGGGCTTTTTTGCTACCTTAAGCCCATTCTTAAACCCCTTTATCTCGCAAAGCTTATGGCGTTTCAACAAGGACAAACAGTAATGATGAAAAGCGGTAGTCCTATTATGATAGTAGGAAATCTAAAAGACGGTCAATATTGGTGTAACTGGTGGAGCCCTATAGAAAACCAAGTTGCTGGTGCGTTTTTTTCTGAGCACTTGCTAATGGCCGTTCATGGACCCAGTGTAGACGACGCCCTGAAATATCAAATTCAGTATGTTGCTGCTTACAAAGGTGGTAGCATCAAATAAGAAAGGCCCGCTGTGTAGCGGGCCTTTCTTATTCTGGCGGAATACAACGGCGAATCTCTTCGGCCCGTTTCGCTGCTTCCAAGCCAGTGCAATAACTAATCTTGTTATAGACAACCTCATCGTCTCCAATAGTCGTGGTCCAGGGCTTCATATACACCACTGTGTAACCTGGCAGATCAGGCTTCCAGTCCAGATAAAACACACAGGTTCCGTCCGTATAGTCCACTCGCATCAGCCGTTCGGCGTAGATTTCCAGTCCCAGCATAGCTACCGTCGGGAAGTCCTTCCACATGGCCTCTTCCAGGGTCTTCTGCGTCATGCTAGGGCCGCCATCTTCGTACGACGGGAGTGTGCCATCTTGGGCCGCATCAAGAACAGGCAGATCGACAGGCATAGGCGAAGATACTACCCCTACTCCGACAACCGCAGGATGTATTCAATGACAAGTTAATATATAGATGATTAAGCATTGCTCTATGTTAAAGAACTTTTCTGTTGCGAACTTTTTCTATTGCCGCTACGACCTCGGCTACTACAAGAAGCCCTCCGCAAGCTTTACATGGTAAAGCGCGGTCATGCGGGCATGGTCGAAATCCATTTCCAAGCGGAGTATGTGCAATAAATTGAAATTGTATGCGATTAGGTGCTTTGCATTTAGGGCAAGGGAATTCTAACAAGATAGCTGGGTCGGTAGGAACTAGTTGTTTTAATAACTGCTCTAGTTCAGGCCCCGCAGGTATAATGAACCCTTGATTAAAATCTAATGGCTTATTCCAATCAGGCTTTAAAGTACTGAGAATAAGCGCGCGAACAGACATCCTGATTGAATGAGTTGAATAGACGGTGGGCATCTTTGCGTTTTGCATACCAAACGCGTAACGAAACCCCTCGAATGCACTATCATTATCTTGTAGAATCAAATCAATTTCCTCTTCAATACTTAGCGGACTTTGCCGTAATACCCGCTCGTGTAAAACCATTGAATCTGTTTGAGAAATAGCTTGAAAGAAAAACTCAATGATTTTTTTATGTTGTGGTTCTACGTCTGAATAGAGTGTATGCAGGTTATGAATTGCAGGAAATTCATTTTTAGGACTTTGGATACTTAATAGACACTTTAAGTAGAGCTCTAAAGAGAAAGAACCACATGTAGCAATGGGTATTATTAAGTACGGCTTTTGACTTTTTTCAGGTCCTAATACTTTACAAGCTTCGTTAAAGTACTCTGCCTGAAGAAAGATCTCGTGAGGATCAGCGGAAAAGTATGTGATTTTTTTCATGGGACTTAATATAGAAATATATCATTCTATCTCAGTGTCAATAATCCCAAGCCGCCTGCCACCCGCAGGCGGCTTTTTTGCGTCCTATGCAAAACGGAGTTACGCTTTCGGCAAGTTCTTTTGCACTGGCTGCGAGGCAGTAGGATATTTACCTCATGCCCTACACCGCGCCCCTGCTCATCCGCATCGACCTCTGCCCGCCCGCCGGCACCCACCTGCGCTGGCTGAGCCCGCTGGGTAACCTGGAAGGCTTCCTCTTCACTGGCGACGATGACCAGAAAATTGACGTGCGCAACGCCACCCGCTGGCAACCCGCTGGCACGCGGCGCACCGTAGCTGTGCGCCGCCCCGGCTACACCACACAGGTGCTCTATGCTGGCAATCTCGACACGTTGCAAGTGCAGGCGCTGACCACGCTACTGGACTCGCCCGCTGTCTACCTACAGGACTACAGCGGTAAGCTGACGCCCGTCTACCTGGTGCCCGGCTCTGCCCAGTTCACGCCCCGTGACGGTCGGCACGAGCTGAGCTTCGAACTGGAACTGCCCGCCCGTAACGCCCTGACCAACTAGCCGTGAACGAACTTCATCTCCCCGAGTCCGACGCCACATTCCTGGTGAACCGTGTGGCCTACACTCGCTGCGACAACGACCTGACGCAACCCGACAGCGTGCAGTCGGACTACTCGACTACCATCAACCTGCCCGATGCCGCGCCCGTGCGCCGCGCCCTGGGCCACGCGGAGCAAGGCACGAGCACCACGCAGTTACCCTACCGCCAACTGGCCGCCGTGCTGCGCCTGGGGGGTGTAGAGGTGGTGCCCCGTGGGCAACTGCTCACCTGGAGCCACACCCGCCACGAAGGTTTCGAAGTGCAGGTGTTTGGTGGTAACGTGGACCTGTACACGGCCCTCGGAGATAAGAAGCTGCGCGAGTTAGACCTGAGCACCTATAACCACGCCTGGACCCTGCCCAACATCGTGGCAGGCGCCCGGCGCGCCAGCGGCTACCGCTACGACCTCTACGACCGCGGCCAGGGTGCTCCGGTAGCCGACACGGCGCTGAACGTGTTCGAGGCGGGGCTGTGGCCCACGGCCTACGTGCGCGCTGTCTGGGAACAGATTTTCAAGGAAGCGGGCGTGCAGTGGGGAGGCAACCTGCCGGCGGCGTTCGACCAGCTGGTAATGCCCGCCACGGAGCCCTTTGGGTACGGGGAAGAGATTCGCAAGGCCCATACCAGCGCGGCGCTTCGGGCCGGCGGACTGGGCACGGCTGGCCGGGTGCTCAAAACCAGCGAGTTTACGCATACACTGGTGTACGACTCGGTAGCGGCGCCGCGCTACGTAGACCCGGCTGGGGGCTACAACACTGCCACGGGTGTACGGACTATTCAGCTAGCGGGCTACTACCGCCTGAAAGCAGGTCTGCGACTGTTTGCCAGAGCTAGCGTAGGCCGCGCCACTGGCCGGCTTGAATTGCTGGTGAACGGCAAGCCGGTAGCAGACGACTACATGAGCACGGGCAGCGGCACAGTGGCCCTGTCTGCTCAGATGGAGAAGGTGCTGTTGCAGGCTGGCGACACAGTAAGCGTGCGGCTGACAGGCAAACAGCGCAATACCATTACGCTGGGCGAGCGCTGGGAGTACGGCAACAGCCCCATGGATGAAGCCGACATCTTTGAAGTAGAGTTACTGGAAGAGTTTCCTCCCGGCGGCCTGGTGCGCTTGCAGGACTGGCTACCCGACCTGAGCCAAAAGGACTTCGTGAAATCCATTATCAGCCTATACGGACTGACACAGCGCACCGACCCCTACTCAGGCGCTGTGGTGTTCACGCCCACCGCGAACGTGATGCAGCAGCTCAGCAGCGCGGCTGATTGGTTGGGCCGCGTGGATGGGAGTCAGGCCAGTAGCCGTAGCTGGCGGGTAGGCGACTACGCGCAACTGAACTGGTGGCGCTGGAAGGAAGACAGCACCAACCCTGCTACCGCTCCACGCCTGGGGCATGGTAGCCTCTCGTGCCCGAATACCACGCTGGATGCCACCAAGGACGTGCTGACGCTGCCCTTTGCCGCCACGGCTACGGGCGCGGGCGGGTTGCCCTTGGTGGCCTACTGGAAGAAAAAGGAGGCGGTTGACGCGGCGAAGCTAGCCGAGCAAAAGGCTATTGCGGCCGACACGAAGAAAAGCAAGCTGGAGCGCGAAGCGGCCCGGCGGGAGGCAACGGCCCTGCAATACGACACGCAGAGCCCCCAGCCGCGCCTGCTTTATGCCGCTGCCAACACCCGGCCGGTGGACCTGACGGATGGCACTGCTACCCGTGACGATGTGGCGCTGCCCGTGGCCACGTTTACGGGGTTGGACTTTGCTTCCGTGCTACTACCTACGTACTACCCACACTTGGCATCCGTGTTGCGTCGGCCGCTGGCGCTGACGCTCTCCGTGCGGCTCAGTGCAGCGGAGGTGGTGGCGTTTGACCAGACGGCGATGCCGGTATGGCTGGAGGGGGAAGGGTCGTTCTTCTGGGTGAATAAGATCAGCCAGTTCGAAGCGGATCAGCCCAGTTGTGAGGTGGAGCTGTTGCGGTTGTCGGAGTAGCCTCACACATCCTGCTCCATTTCCCGCATGGCCCGGTAGACGGTTTCTTTCGAGACGCCGCACTGCCGGGCCGTTTCTTCTACCGCCTGCGTTACGTGGTCCACGTAGCGCGGAGTGCTGCGCAGGGCCTGGTAGTACAGGTACACATCGCGGTAGTTGTAGGTCTTTAGGTTCACGACGCCGGCAGCGTAGAGCGTCCCGAGCTGGCCGGACTCGGCTAGGGTGTTGAGCATCGAAATGAGCGTGGCCATTAGTTGTTGCTTTTAAGTTGGGTGCGACGCTCGTTGTCAGCCACTCGGTTAAACTCAGTGGGGCGCACGGTTGGCGCGGGTAGGGCTTGGGCACCGGCTACGAAGGCAGGCGTAAGCTGCTGGGCTAACGTGGCGGCCAATCGTTCGTAGTCGATAGACTGCTGTTGTATACTTCCTGCCTGCCCCGCCCGCATCGGGTCCATCGTCGCCGGGTCGTAGCGTACAATTCCTCCTTCAGCGTAGTGACGCGGAATAGCTATCATCTGCTGTAGGCCCTGCGCAAACGACTTGCCGCCGGCGGCCACGTTCAGCGCTGAGGCTGCGGCCCGTAGCGCGGGTGTGCGGTACACGTTGCGTGTGAGGATGATTTCCTCGCCTTCCATTTCGCCGACGTAGCGCCCCGAACGGTGGTACATCGGTATGCCGCCCTGCGCGTGGCTCGGACCATGTACAACCCCGCCTTGAGCAAACTGCTTCGGGCTGGACTTGGTGAGCGAAGCTTTCAGGCCGGCCGTAGCGGCCGTCAGGCCAGCGATGATGAGGCCCGCCTTTACGAAGCCTGCCACGCCGAACGTGGCAACGGATTCGGGCGAGGCCAGCGCCTCGGTGATGATCTTCACCTGAGCAGCAATAACGGCCTTGCTGATGGTGTCAAGGATGAGCACCAGCGCCTTCGCGGCGAAGTCCTGCAACTGCGCGCCCGTCTCGCTCATGGTGTCAGCGAATAGTTGCCCCAGCTGCGCGCCGAAGTCAATGGCGGTTTGTAGTTGCTGCTGTTTGGCGGCCCTGTCCTTTGCGTTCACTTCGTTGATGTGCCCAATGCGCAGGTCGAATAATTGCTGCTCAATAGCAGCCGTGTCCTGCCCGTAGCGCTTGGCTACCTCCAATTGCGCCGACAGGCTGCCGAGCTGCTGCTGGTAAAGCGCATCGTTGTACTGCTGTTCTGTTACCAGGCCGCCGGCCCGCGCTTCTTCCAAGGCGTTGCGCTCTGTCTGGTAGAAGTCAGTGACGGCCTTCGTTCGGTTCTGGTAGATGAGGTCGGTTTGCTGTGACTCGGCCTGGGCATTAATCAGCCGCTCCTGAGCCGCACGGTCGTCGGCACTGGCCCGCTCACTGATAGCAGCCAACTGCTGCTGACGCTGCTTCTCAATGGCCTGCTGTTGGAGTTGTAGTTCCAGCTCACTACCGCGCTGCACAGCCACCAGGCGGGCGGCAATGTTGTTGGCCTCTTCCTGTAAGGCCAGATTGATGCGCTTGCGGCTCTGCTCTACCACGAGTGCGTCCCGGTCGGCCTCGTACTTGGCATCAATAATTTTCTTCTGTCCGATGGTAAGGTCTTTCGCGGCTAGCTCAATCTGCCGCTGTTTGGCAAGCTTCTTTTCCAGTAGTGCCAACTCCTCATCACTCCCCTCAGCGCTCAGCTTTAGTTGCTGCTCCAGCGCTACCAATTCCAACTGATAGCCCTCGCGTTGGGCCTGCAAGCGTTTCTCTAGCGCTTTTTGCGCCAGATCAGCCGCGGCTTTGGCTTTTGCTGCGGTATCGGCTGCGGCGCTTTTACGAATCTCATTGATCTTATTTTGTAGCTCCGTTTGCCGCGTAAGGCTGCCTTCCTCTAACTCCGCCAGTTTCACCCGCTCTTCCGCCAGAGCGTCATTGTCTGCGGTCAGGTTGTTGGTCAGTGCCTGTTCCCGCTCAATGTTCTTAATCCGGTCCCGTTGGTTTTGCAGCTGAGCCGAGATAGTCTTCTGTTCCAAGTCAAAGGCTTGTTGAGCGGCGGTTACGCGAGCCTGCGTTGATTTCGTTTGATCTTCCGCTAGCAGCTTCAGGGCCTCAATATCCTTTTTGCCTTGCGCCCGCTCCACATTTACAGCCCGCTCCGAATCCCGAATGCGCTGATTTTCGGCGGCAATCTGTTCCCCGGCCGCCGCCGCGTTTTTCAGCTCCTGGGTGAAGGCCTGCGCCTTGTTGGTGGCGTCGGCAATGCCGGTGCCGGCCTGAATGAAGCCGTCTGCAATCTTGCGCGGGTCCAGGTTTACGATACCCTCAACGATTACCCCGAATGACTTCAAACGGTTGAGCAGGTTCTCGCCGATAAAATCCACCAAATCGGAAATAGCCTGCTTCGGGTTGTCGAATGCCTTAAACAGCACTTCACCTACTGCGCTGACCTTATCCGTCAGCACTCCCACAACGACCCCGAGCGCTTTGGTTTTGCGCTCCACAAAGTCAATCCCGGTTTGCGTCTTCGTTAGGAAGGTTACCAGTGTACCCAAGGCCAGCACGAGAAGGCCGATACCGGTGGCGGCCAGCGCAATTTTAAGCAACCCCAGCGCCCCGACCTCGGCTAGCGTAGCTGCCTTGGCCACGTTTGTAACGGCGGTAAGCTTCGCCTTGGCATCGCTGTAGCGCTGCGTAACACCGCCCAGCACGCCCGTTGTATCTGCCGCCTCGGCCAAGGCCTCGCTCACCTTCTTCGTTTCGGCGGGCACTTCACTGAGTTGCTTATCCAGCGCCGCAATCTGGAAGCCGATCTTGCGGTAGCCCTCCGAGCCTTCTTCGATCTTCTCCTGCTCCTGCTCCAGGCGCACCAGGTTTTCGACGACTGGCTGAATTTGCTTGCCGTAGTCCTGAATCTTGGCCTCGGCCTGCTCAAAGCTAAGGCCCGCCTGCGCCCCTGCCCGGACGGCGGCTGTCTGGAATCCCACGGCGCGCCGCTCCAGCGTCTGAAAGCTCTCACTATCCTTATCAAGGCCCTGTTGTTGCGCCCGCACCTTCGCCAGCTCTACTACCAGCGGCTCCAGGCCTGCTTTGAAAGAGGCCGTATAGTTGCCCACGTTGCGGCGAAAGTCGCCCACCTCTGCCCCGCCGGCTTTCAGCGCCTCGTTTACCTGGTTGAGTTCGGCGGTCAGCGCTTTGCCTTCGTCGGTGTTCTTGCGCTCGGCCTCGCTCATCAGGTTGTACTGCGTGGTGAGTTCAGCCGAGCGGGCTTTGAGCTGGTCGATGCTGCCAGCGGCGCTGTTGTAGGTCTTCTCCAGCGTTTCCAGGCCCTTCGTCAGCTCCCGTTGGTCGGCCTGCTGCCCACGTAGCTGCTGGCGCAGCTCTACCGAGCGCTTGGCGTAGGCATCGGAGTTAATGGTGCCTGCCTTATACTCTTCCCCGAGCTGCTTTTGCGCGGCTTTTGTCTTGTCAATATCCAGCACCAGCGACGCCAGCGACTCGCGGATGAGTTTGGTTTCCTGCTTATACTGCTCATTATCCAAGCGGATTTCAAAGAGCACCTTTTCGGTCTGGTCAGACATGTGAGTCGGGGTGAATACAGCCCGAAACTCCGCCAATACAGCCCCGCTAGCAAACGATCAGCTCCAAAAGCGTAACGGAGTTGCCAAAAGCGTAACTCGATTCGCTACGCTGTCAGATTCCTGACAGAAAAGCCCTATTACCAGCCCCTCTCCATAGGAATTTTGGGGTATGGCAGAGGCTAAAGTCTATATCTCGGGTCCGATTGTCGCCAACAGCAGTGAGGCGGGCAACGCCTTCCCTTACACGATGCTGGAAGATGTGACCATGCAGCTCGATTGGCAGAAGCCCTTCGACTCGGTGCGCGTCATCATCAACTCGCCCGGTGGGCGGGTCGACGTGGGCATGGGTATTTACGATAGCCTCCGCGCCCTGGGTGGGGTAGAAGTGACGACGGTAGCCGTGGGCCAATGCAGTAGCATTGCCACGGCTATCTTCCTTGCCGGCTCCAAGCGCATGATTCATGAGCATACTGAATGCCTGATTCACCTCCCCTCGGGCGGGTGCATTGGCACGGCGGAGCAGATTCAGGCCTACGCGGATGAGATGGCCCGTTGTCAGCAGGATATCATCGACCTGTACGTAGAGCGGGCAGGCGTAGACGCCACGATCATCACCGAAAAGATGGGCGCCGAAACCATGATGACGGCGGCTGAAATGCTCTCCTTCGGCTTCGCCACCCAGATAGTACAGCCCATTACGGCGCTGGCCACCCTACCCCCTGTGGGCGCTACTCCTCCTGCTTCCAATCCCGAACAAATGCCCAGCTGGGCGCACCAACTTATGTCCAAATTCAACGCTGGGCTGGACGCCCTGAAGCTGGCTATGGCCAGCGCCACCAACAAACCCGCCACGGCGCAGGCCTCGACCGCTGCTGACGATGACAACGATGCGCCCACGGCGCTGGCTGTCACCACGGACGGCGGCGATTCGCTCACCATTGACACCGGCGACCGGGACACCTACGAGGTAGGTGACAGCGTGACGGATGCAGATGGCAATGCTGTGGCTGATGCGGACTACGTGCTGAGTGATGGCAACACCATCACGACGGTAGGCGGCGCCATTACCGTCATCACGCCCGCTGCCACCGACGAAGACCCCGCCAGCGCCTCGGCGGAAAACGATGAGGTGCTAACCCAACTGGTAGGCGCCGTAACGGCGCTGGCCAAGGAGGTTGCCGGCATCAAAACGGCTAACGCTGCTACGAGCAAAACGGTCAACCGCATTGCCGCCGCCACCGGTAGCCAGGGCGTAGCGCCCCGCGCTGCGGCCCCTAATGCCAGCGGCAAAGAAGAGGAGAAAGACCCGATCAAGGCAGCCGCTGAAGCCCGCTCGGCCCGTCGCGCCAACCGCTTCAAACAGAGCTAGGCGGGCGCACGACTGGCTTTCAATCCCTACGCAACTTCTTATTTTCTCTTAGACCATGGCAACAATTGTAGCCGCCGCAGCCGCCTCACTGGGCCTGCTTTATGGGCCTGATCAGTTCCGCGAATTGATTTTGGAGCCTACCATCAACTCGCCTGATCTGACGCAGCTGCTCACTATCACGGACGACATCAAGGCGAAGAAAGACATCATCTTCGCCAAGCGCTTCCGGAAGGTGACGCACCTGGATACGGGTTGCGGCACGGTACCGAACACGCCCGGTATGGACGTGGAGAAGCTGACGTGGGACCCCGTTCCCATGGAGGCCTGGATTGCGGAGTGCGGCGCTGACTTTGAAGGCACGTTCATGGCCTGGGGCCTGGGCGTAGGCTACAAGCGTCACGACTTGCAGGAAGCCACCATTAAACTGGCTAATGGCATCTCGGACACCGCTCAGCTGCGCAACTACTGGAATGAGTTCGTGCAGGATACCATGGAGCAAGCTATTCGGGACGACATCTTCCGCATTGGCTACTTCGGGGACCCCGCCATCACCGCTGCTCAGTTAACGGGCGGCGAAGCGGATGTAAAGAACTACAACCTGATTCGTGGCCTGTGGCCCCAGATCATTGCCTTGGCTACGCAGTACGCCAAGGTGCGCGCCTACACGATTGCAGCCAATCAAACGGCTGATCAGGAGCTAGAGGACGGTGAGTCTCGGGCCATCTTCCGTTCACTATTGGTCGGTGCCGACCGCCGGCTATTGAGCGGCGCGTTTGGTACGCCTATCATCCAGTGCACGCAATCTATCCTGGACAACTGGGCAGACTACCGCGAAAGCAAGAACCTGGAAACCAGCTTCAAGCTGGAAGAAATCGGCTTAGTTGGCCCGAAGTACCGCAACGTGGTGGTACGTCCGGTGCCCGAGTGGGATGAGATTCTACAGGAAGACTTTGTCATTGATGATAAAGTAAACCTGCCTCACCGCGCCGTGCTGACGACCAACGCCAACCTGCAACTGGGCTTTGACAGCTACGACGCGGCCACCAAAACCGAAGGCTGGTTCAACCGCGAAACCAAGTTCACGCACCGCCGCGGCAACTGGAAGATGGACGCCAAGGTAATGCGCCCCTTCCTGACGCGCGCCGCCTTCTAGGCCCGCCCTTTCAGACTGAATCAAGGCCCGCCCCGGTGGGCGGGCCTTTTCTTTTTTCAACGCGTTTCATTTTTCTACAACTATGGCTCTATCCTGTGGCCAACTCAAGCGCGGCTTGCCGCCCCTTTGCGAACCCGCTGCCGGCGGTCTAAGCACCAACCTGGTTCTAATCCGCAAGGATGACATTGTAGCGGCCGTCCGCAACGCCACCGTGCGCAAGGGCGTGTCCTTGTCATTGGTAGCCGGCAAAAAAGGCTTTCTATTCAATGGCCTAGCCGATAGCAACACGGCCCGCACCACGCTGACGCCGGGCAAGTATGGCCCGCGCTACCAGCACGAAATCGACTTTGCCACCTTCGCCAACACGCCCGAAAACGTGGAGACGATTGAGGATTTGGCGAAGGACAAGGTGGTCGGTGTTATCCTGGCCAACGATGGCTATTACAAAATCTACGGCCTCGGTGCCGGCCTGGGCCTGAGCAAGGACACCAGCGACACCAGCAACGAAGATTTGGGCGCCGGCTCGGAGCAGACGCTTTCCTCGACAAAAGAAGGTGGCCGCGAAGACTTCCTGATGGTGTTCGACGATCAAGGTAACTACGACCCAGTGGCTACAAAGGTGCTGTTCGACAGCTTCTACGACGCACCAGCTGCGGCCTAATTAGGCCTATTGCTAGTGACTTATTCGAGTGACTTGGAAGGGTGGTACGAGCGCGCCGGTCGGCTGAAGCAGGCCGGCGCGTATCGTCTCGACACGGCCGAGCTGGTGGCCGTCTACAACGCCCTCTTCCCTGGGCAGCCGCTGAGCTGCGAGACCTGTCGCGGCGTGCTCCTGCAAGCCTACCAGCGCATTCTGCGCGCCCTGCGCGAACATACTTCCGCTACCACACCCCTTACCACCATGGATAATCAAGCTGCCCGCTTCAAAAGCGACGACACTATCTACTTCCCGCACGGCCTGGGCGTGGCCTACTCCAACGCGAACATCACCGATAAGATGGCCCGCTACATTCTGGCGAAAGACCCAGAGGCTGCCAAGTATTTCGAGGTATTGCCCGGTGAGGAGCAGCCCGAAGCGCCCGCATCCACGCTGGCCGACGTGCTGACTGGTGCCGTGCATGTGCCTGGTTACTTCACTCCGGCCGCCTCGCATGAAAGCCACACGGGCGAATCTGAAGAGGATGCCGATGATGACAGCGATGAGGCCAAGCCCATGCGCCTGTCACGCGCCAATCAGGAGCAGCTACGCACCTACTACCGGGAGGAGTTAGGCCAGGAACCTGCCGAAGATGCCACCAACCGCGAGCTACGCCAGGCCATTCAGGCCCACCGCAGCCTGCACGCCACCGATAGCGCTGAGTAATTTCTAACCTGCCCGTACCCGTGACCAAGCAAGTCATCAAAGCTGAAGCCGCCACCCCGCGCAAGCGTCGCATCATCGACACGAAGGAATTCGTGCGCTGGGGCGATGACGACAACCGGCCGCAGGAGCTACTCGACTTGCTGGCTGCCTCGGGTACGGGCAAGGTATGCGTTACCACCAAGGCCAAATTCATTGAAGGCAATGGGTTCAAGGACCTGACCTTTTACAAGGCCGTCATCAATGAGCGGGGCCAGACGTTGGACCAGCTGCTGAAGCTGACAGCCGACCGTCAGGCCCGGCTGACCGGCTACGGCATGCTGGTCAACATCAACCTGCTGGGCAATCCGTGCGGGGTATACCACATTCCGACTGAGCACATTCGCTTGGGAGAGCCCGATGAGCGGGATGAGGTGCACTACATCTTCGTCAAGCACCCGAAGGCGCCGGGCATGAAAGGCCGGGAGCCTAAGCCCACGAAGCACCTGGTGTTTGATCCGCTGGAGCCGGCTGAGGCCCGCGCGGAACGGGTCGCCACCTGGGAAGGCGGTATTGCGGCCTATCCGGGAGAGGTCTATTATGACTTCGGCACCACCGGTGGCTACTACCCCGAGCAAGTGTATGAGGCCGTTGAGGTCGACATGGACACGGAGGCCCGCCTGAAGCGCAGCCGGCGTACGGACGTGAGCAGTGGCTACTCAGCTCAGACCATGATTACCGAGTTCGGTATCACAGACCCAGATCAGGCCAAGCTTGATGCCGATGCTGAGAAATACGGTGCGTTTGTCGGGGAAGAAGGGGCCCGCCTACTGCTGCAATACGCGGCTGACAAGGATACCAAGCCGCAGGTCGACACGCTGCAAGCCCCCGACGCCAGCAAGCGCTACCAGACGGATGGCGAGGTACTGAAGGCTGATATCCGCGCCGTGTTTCAGATTCCAACCCTGCTCTACGGTGAGGCCACCGCCGGCAAGCTGGGCACGCAGCAGGAGTTTGACGACGCGACCAAGTACGTGCAGAACATGGTCGTCAATACCGACCAGCGGGCGCTGGAGCGCGGCTACGAGGCCGTGTTTCGCAGCTTCCAATACCCGGATGGCAGCCAGCCCTTCTTAAACCTGAAGGATTTCTCGGTGCAAAACCTGTCGCTGACGCCCGTGGCGGAAGTGACGGTACCAACGGAGTCCGAAAAGACCTTGCAAGCGCTGAATACCCTCTCGCCACTGGTTGCCAACAAGGTGCTGGAGTCAATGAATCCCGACGAAATCCGCGGGCTGATCGGGCTGAAGCCCGGCGGCGCGCCCCAACCCACCACGACACCCGCCCCCGCCGATGGATCAGCACCTACTCCTAGCTAAGGAAGACTACGCGGGCTACGCGGGCTACGCGGACATGCCCGAGTCGCTGGAAATGAAGCGGCTAACCCCGCACATTCTGGCGGTGCAGCGTAGCCGGTTGCGGCCCCTACTCACTGAGAAGCTGTACGCTGAGCTGGCGCGGCTGCATAAGGCCGGCGAACTGACCGAGCCCTACCTAACGCTACTGCAAAAGGTGGTGCCGGTGCTGGCCACGGCCTCGCTGGCCCGCTACATGCCATTTGCCCCGCATACGCTCACCAGCAATGGTATCCGCATCAAGAACAGCCAGTACAGTGAAGGCTCGGACAGCCGCGACATTGCCCGCATGGCCTCGATCTACGACGGCGAGGCGCTGAGCTACGAAGTGGAGCTGACGGCCTGGCTGCTGGCCAACGCCAAAAGCTTCGGCGATTTCTACCCGCACAATACCTGTGGCTGTGGCACGCATACGCCTAGTCGCACGCCCTCGGTGGTAGTGCAACCCATTCGCCGCCCTGGCTACCGCCGCTAATTCAACCCTTACGCTGCTACCCCTACCCACCCGTGCCCTTTTTACGCGAAACCTTCAAACTGCTGGGCTTCACCGGAGCCAAAGACCTGCTGGGCTCGGCCTTCGGGCTGAAGGCGTACACGTGGCCGCTGCTCAAAATTCAGGTGTCGGGCACGCTGCTGGCCGTGCTGCTCACCTTCCTGACGCGCTGGGTGTGGGACCCGCCGGGGGCGCTGCTGGTGCTCATTGCCCTGGACCTACTCAATGCCCGCTATGGCTTTCTGGTGGCCAAGAAGCTCAAGGGCGAGGGCTTCAAGTGGGAGGAGTTTCAACGCACGTTTGGCAAGGTCACCAGCACACTGATTCTGCTGGCCCTGCTCAAGAACACCATCAACGCCTACCCTTACTACAGCTACGCCGCTGACGGCCTGTTTGCTTGGCTCTTCACCTATAAGATGCGCAAACTGGCAGCCAAGATGGTCGCGCTGAAAGTGCAGGAAGGCGGGCTCCCCAAAATCCTACTGGGCCTGCTTAGCAGCAAGTACGCGCCCTACGTGGTGGATTCGCTCCAGAAGAAAGAAGAAGAGGAGGCTGCCGCGCCGGCCGCCGACACCCAACCCGTCACCCCCTAAATCATGCGCAAGATTACACACCTGGTGGTGCACTGCACCGCTACCTCTCAACTGGCTACCGTTGCCAGCATTCTACAATACTGGAAACGCGAACTAGGCTGGAAGAATCCTGGCTACCATATCCTGATTCCCCCAGATGGCCACAGCGTGCGTCTGCTGGACGATAGCTTGGTGAGTAACGGCGTGGCAGGGCACAATTCCACGTCCCTGCACGTGAGCTACATCGGCGGCATTGACGCCCACGGACGCCCCATGGATACGCGCACAGTGGCTCAGAAAGTGGAGTTGATGCGCATTCTCGTGCGTTGGAAACAGGCCCACCCCAACGCCATTATTCAGGGCCACAAAGACTTCCCCGGCGTGAAGAAAGCCTGCCCCAGCTTCGAGGCCAAGGCTGAATACGCGCATTTGTAATTCACCACTTCACCATCTCATCCCTTACACTATGTTGCTCTGGCTCAAAAAATACTGGTACGTAGCCGTGTTGCTAGGTTACGCGCTGCTGTCTGCTCTCATCGGCATTAGCGATGTGGCACGCAACAACGACTACTCGTCGTTCATTTTCGCTGCTATCGCCGCCGTGCTGGCGCTGGTGGCTTATGTCTTAGGTAAACGGTTCGGGTAGTATGCTCTGGCTACTCGCTAATCTGTGGGCCGCAGCCGATGGCTTTTGCGACTCACTCTACTACGGCATGCTCGGTGCCGAGTCATTCAAGTGGAATGAACACCAGGCGCTAGTGACCCGCCGCGCCCTGGTACTAGCCATGGCTATTGGCGCTGGCCTTGATGTGTTCTTGGTCGACGGTGGTAACGTGGTAGGCCTGCCCGTGTGGCTGCTCTGGCTGACTTGGGAAATGGCAGCCGTGGCGCTGTCGTTCAGCCTGTTCCACAATGAGGCATACAACTTTGGCCGGCTCTGGATCAAGGTGCAGGACTTCGCGCAAGCCCTCCGCGAATTCAAATTCAACTATCAAAGCCCTACTACTACGGCCCGCTGGGACTTCGACGGCCCGGTGCGCTGGTACATGGCCGGCGGGGCCGTGCTGCTGCTGGTGATAGGAATGGTCTTACTCGCTCGACTTCACTAAAATGAAATCTTATCTACTCCTTTTCTTCGGCCTGCTGACCTGCTTTTGCATGGCTCTGGCCGGCTGCCAACGCGACTTGTCGCCTACCACCACCACGCTTGATCAGCAGCGGGAGCTAGCCAGCGTGCAGCTGGGTCAGCAGCAAGCAGCTGACACGCCGGCTGGCAAAAAAAATGTATCGATACAGCAGCCAGAAAGCGGCAATACCGGCTTATTGAGCGCTATTGTGAACGTTTTCCAAAAACCGGAGAACAAAAAAAATGTATCGATACATCAACAGAAATCGGGAAAGCAGAAGCTCAAAAACGTCACGATCAACCAAGTGGTAGGTGATGGCAACAACTTGAGCAATGCCGGCAAGAAGTCGGACGGACCCACAGCTCAGGCCGCGCCAGCGGCTACCGTGCAGCAGGCCACGAGCGAGAAAGCCCCCGCAGCCGCGGCAGGCAACGACCTGCAACAGACTGTACCCGTGCAGGAAGCGACTGGCTGGAAAGCTGTGCTGGCGAAGTACTGGTCTACCGTGCTGTTGGTGATTGTCATAGGGGGCTTATGCTACCTAGGCTACAACCGCTGGCAGGCTAACCAAGTCAAAAAGCTGCTGGGCTGATGCGCTACCTCTACACGCTTCTGCTATGGCTGCTGGTGGTGTGCAGCCTATCTGCACAGGTGCCAGCCGTCAGCTTCTCCGCGCCCATCACCATCACCAAGGGCGGCGTCTACACGGGCAACTACCGCAGCCTGGACAGCCGCACCCCTGCCGTGACGGTGGCCACCTCGGAGCCGGTAGTGCTCAGTCGCTGCGTGCTGGCCGGCGCTGGCGACCTGATCAAGTCCTTTGGCTTCGCCAACCTGACCATCATCAATTGCAGCGGCTACGGCCTGTCCCCGAGCATCGACAACGTACCACGTGGGCGCTTCCTGAATGCCTACAATGCCCGGCGCCTGATTGTACAGCACAATTATATGGAGGCCACCAGCGGCATGCTGGTAGACCGGTGGTCGGGTAATGACATTCCGGCCCAGCAACAATTGCTGATCCAGTACAACAAGGGCCTGAACTGCGACAAGCGGTACCGCAACGGGGGCTTTGGTGACCACCGCGCGTTCCTGATGCTCAATACGGTGCGGTCGGTACCGGATGTGGATATCAGCTACAACGAGTTCATCAACCGACCCAATGAGAGTTTGGTTGAAGACAACATCAATATTTTCAAGTCGTCGGGTACACGTACAAGCCCGCTTCGGATTCACGACAATTACGTGCAGGGCGCCTACCCCGTGCCCGCCACGGCCTCTTCCTATACAGGCAGTGGGCTAACGTTCGACGGAGAAAGTCGGGAGGATGGCCGCCCTGCTACGGCTGCCACGGTACCCGCCTATGCAGCGGCCTACCAGAATCAGTTCGTGAGCACCTGCAATGCGGCCATGAACATTGCCAACGGTCACGATATTCACATTTACGATAACCGAGTAGTGACCAGCGGGCTGTTGCCGGATGGTAGTCAGCTACGCAGCACCTTTGCAGCGTGCTGTATTTTCAACGGCAGCAACCTGGGCAGTGATGTGTTTTTCGGCAACACCATCGGCAACAACCTAATCGGCTTCACACGTCGTGGTTATAAGTGGCCTTATGTAGACCGCCACGATCAGGACGTAGTGACGGGCAAGAATCTGATGCCGTTGAATACCAACCGGCATTTCCCTGATGCGCCAATTACGCTGGCCGACGAACGGCATGAATGGGAGCTGTGGCAGGCCAAGCTGAAGGCCGCGGGCATCACCGTTGGAGTTGAGCCTAGTAAGCCGTTACCCGTAGAGCTGACCTGCTTCGTGGGTCAGGTGGTGCGGAAGCAGGTGCTCATTAGCTGGCAGACAGCGACGGAGCGCAACAGCCACTACTTCGAAGTACAACAGGCCGGCGAGGACGGGGTATTCACGCCCGCCATTACCATACCCGCCGCCGGTACCAGTCAGGCCCCGCGCGCCTACGAGGTAGCGGTGCCCCTGCCGGAGCAGGATAGCTACTGGCGCCTGAAGATGGTGGACCTAGATAGGAGTGTTGCCTACAGCCAGGTGGTGGCCGTTCAGTTGGTGCCGCAGGCTAAGCCCGTGCAACAGCAGTTATGGACGGTGTTGGGGCAACGGCTGTGGGTGCGGCCGTGGCAGGACACGGCGGACCTAGTAGGGGTAGCGCCGGGTCTGTACGTGTTGGTGAGCGTGTATGTGGATGGGAGGCGGGTTACGGAAAAAATAGCAGTCCGCTAA